CCATAGTGCTGACTCCCATACTGGTGAACCATATGCAAACGACTGGGAAAACAGCAAGGAAGAAATGAAGACTCCTACTGTTATTAAAGCTGGCGTATTGGAAGATAAGTCTCCCAAAGTACCCATGAGCTGCGACGATATTATACGTCTCTTCCTCTTGGCCGAATTTATATCCATAATTCTGAGACTCAGTTTCAGTCGTCTCTCGAATGAGCGAGGAAGTAACGAGACTTCCGTGCATAGCAGCGAAAAGAGCTCCCCCGAACATCCCAATAACACCAAGCATATGGAATGGATGCATGAGTATATTATGTTCTGCTTGGAATACGAACATAAAATTGAAAGTACCGGAAATACCAAGAGGCATGCCATCACTAAAGCTCCCTTGTCCAAAGGGGTACACCAAGAACACAGCAAAAGCTGCTGAAACTGGTGCAGAATATGCTACACATATCCATGGGCGCATCCCTAATCTATAACTAAGTTCCCATTGGCGTCCCAGGTATGCTGCGATACCGATGAGAAAGTGGAACACAAT